AGTCTTAAATCTTTATCTTCTTTGTTATATTCCTTTAGTACTTTAGCTTTAATTTGCTTATCATCTATTTTCTTATGTGTAATATTTTCCAATACTGTAAATTTTGAGTTGACTATATGGTCAGCTTTGAATTTTTTGTTTGTAGTTTCTGATTGGAAAACATTATAAATTGAAGCAAGTAATCTATAATTAGGAATACGACCACTAAAGAAATCATCTACTGAATAATTTTCTTTAATGGAACTTATTAGATTATATTTTTCTCTACGTAAGTTGGAATTACTTAATTTTTGACGTTGTTTAATAACAACATTTAGTAAATCAGTAGCCTTTGCTTCTGACGTATAATTTTTTTCAGAAAGTAACTTGTAAAGTTCAAGCTCTTTTCCTAACTCAGTATTTTCATTAAAATACTTTTTTAAGATTCCAACTGATTTGGTTGATTTCCCAGCCAATACATCAGCAGTTATCTGTCTTGTTAATAATTCGAAGAGAATACCAGTATTCTTAATCTTCGAGTGTTTTAGTTTTTGAGCCATTACAAGTTACTCCGTATGTATATATATTTACTCATAAATAAATATAAAGTTAAACAATAATTAATCATTTGATTTGTCATTACTGAAAGAACTTACCTCATTTTGGTACTCTTCTTCTAATTCTGACACTTCTGTTATGATTTCTCTCTCTTTTTTATTAAAATTCATTGATTTTTTGAGAGAATCATAGTGAGCCAACGCTAAAGCTTTACCGTATTTAGGTGCACCACTACCACCTTTTTTCTTATCATGAGCTCCTAATGGATCTCTACCTCTCACTCCACTATCTTTTCCATACTTATTAGGTTCCTTTGGTCTTCCAGCACCATCAAATCCACCTTCAGGTGCACCACCTTCATCACCTAATTCGTGACCACTTCTACCCATTGCTAAATCAGATGGTGAACCTACTGATTGTCCTGTTTCTGCTGGATCATTTCCCTCTGCTTCTATCTGTGAGCGTCTGTATTTATTTTTATAATCGAATGTAATTTGAGTATCCATATCTTTTATTTCATCTTCACTAAAATTAAATATGTTTTTATAAATCCATTCTGTAGAAACCAATCCATCTCTAACCATAGATTCAGCTAAAGATGTTTTGTTATTCCACAACTCAATCTTTTCCTGTTCGTAAATTGTAGATGGATTTGTTAATGTTAACTCAAAATTAGTTAACTCTGCATCTTGATAACCTTGTGCATATAAATGAACTATAGCTATTTTTGTTAACTCGGATAAAGTTATTCTTTGTATTCTCTCTATTGTTCTAGCAAAACGAACATCCTCTGCAGCTAATGTAGCCTTACTACCTATGTTTTCATCAAACCCAAGAAATGCTTTTGGTATTCTTAATGAAGACAATAATTTATTTTTAAGATACTCAATATCCTCTGTTGCTTCATACGTAAGGCCAGGTAAACTAGAAATATCTGTACCACTATCTCCACCACGAACTGGTAAGAAAAAATCCTCAGTAATATTTTGCATATTATATTTTAAATTATAATCACCTGTTGTTTCGTCAACTACAGGTGCTTTCTTCATTTTATTAATTACTTGTTGCATGTAATTTTCAACTTCAGATGGTGGGATATTACCAATGTCTAATTTAAAAATTCTTTTTTCTGGTGCTCTCATGATTCTGTGAATCAACATAGCATCTTCCATAAGAGTTAACTGTTTATATATTTTTCTACCACCCTCTATTTGTGATTTACCATATGGTAAATAGTTGGAATCAGATAATAATCTAAAATGTGCTACTTCATAATTTTCTAACTCTTCTTTTGTCGAAGACTGTTCTTGTTTATATCTGTGTTCTGAAGTAGAAGCTTCGATTAAAAACTTTACATATTCAGGATTTTCAGGATCAATTCCTTCAAGTCTTGAAACATCATAAACAGGTAAAGGAACAACATTTGTTATACCATATTTTTCGTTTATTTCTAATTTTAAAAAGAAATCACCATATTTACACATATTTCGTATCCAAGGCCATAAATTAAATTCAATATTTACTATATCATAAAAAAGATTATGTAATATTTCTTTTACTTGGTCATTGTCTGTATTTATCTGTAATACTTCTCCATATTCTGATTTCATCGTAGACTCGTCAGCATAAATGTCAAGTGCTGAAGATATTATTGCATCTGAATCCATTTGTTCGTAGTCTTTGAATAAATTTAACCTCATAGACTTTGTCAACAACGCATCTGAATATCCACTTAGTCCTGCACCAGTAAATATTTTTTGATATCTATCAATAAGATTACTTTTAGCAGTTGCCTGTGTACGACTAGTATCACTAATCTTTAATTTTTTTCCACCAACGTTTCTTACAATAACGTTAGTTGAAAATAATCTTTGTAGTCTACTAAATAAACTTGTATCAGCCATTTTATACCTCTATATTATAATAACCAATCCAATGATTCTTTTTGTTTGTTAATTTCCATTGTCCAAGAATCATTTTGGTTATTTGTTGGTGTATAAACACCTTGATTAGATGTTATACTGTTCATTGCTTTCTTTTGTAACTCTATACCCTCAGAACGTAACCTCAAAGCAGTTTCACGTATCCATAATCCCATAGCATAAGACATTACAAGGTCATCATTATAGCCTGACATTGCTTCAGCTCTACTACCATTATATATAAATACAAACAACTCATCAATTAATCTAGTTGAACGCACAGTTACAAGTTTTTCTCTAAAAAACTCTTCTAATTTTGCTACAACAAGTGGTCTTGTTTTCTGTGTAACAGTAAATCCAGGAACTAATTGTTTTTCAGACCTATTAATTTTATTATTAACTTGTCTGTGTACATCAACTACCTGTAAATCTTTACTCATATAGAACAAATTCTGATATTCTCTATCAATACATTGTTGTATAGTAGCCCAACCAATATTGTTGTTCTCTATAACTAGTAATGCATCATTATATTCAATAGAAATGTTCACCAAAAGGTTTCCAAAATCTCTAGTTGACATTCTACCTTTATATTCAGCAACCTGTTCTAAAGTTTCTATGTCGATTATATGAAACGCCGAGTAATCTGTTGAATCTCCACGAGCTACATCAGCACATACTATATAATCTTTTGTATAGTTTGGTGGTTCCCATATCCAAACATTACTATCAATACCTCTTTTTTCAAGTGGTTCTTTTACTTGAGTATTCTTATACTCTTCTAATATAATACCATCAACTACAGATTGACCAGATGTAATAAAGTCACAATCACATTCTTGGGCAGCTAAGGATGGGCCTAATAAAGTGTCTTGTTCATCTCTCCAATCTTGTTCTCTATCTGGATGTACTGTCCAATGTAATTTAATAAAGTTAAAATCATTCAAACCATCTTCAGCATCCATCCAAGTTTTATGAAACCAATTACCCACACCATTAGGTGTTGATAATGCTATACATTGACCACCAGTTGATAATGTCTGTGAAGCTGCAGCCCATATTCCATCAATCTTATCAATGAATGCAGCCTCATCAAGTACTAATAAAGATAATGCTTCTGAACGACCACTATCCTCACCACTTGATACAGCTTTTATCTGTGAACCATTCTTATATCTTAGTGATAACTTATTATCTTCAACACATTTTTGTTTTAACCAAGATGGTAAATTAGCATGCATTACTCGTACTTTGGTAACTAAGTTTTTTGCTACTTCTTGTTTAGTAGCAATTACTAATATATTTTTATCTTGATGAAAAGTCATCATCCAAAGAGAGTAACCAGCTGTAATTGTAGATATACCTAATTGTCTAGCTTTAAGTATAATATTAAATCTATGTTGTACAAAGTCTTCAACAGTTTTTTCTTGAAAATCATATAACGAAAATGGTATTTTACCTTTTATGGGATGTTGTATAAAACAAAACTTTTTTAGAAAGTAACTTGGATCAGAAGCACATTTTATGTATTCTTTTTTGATTACTTCTTTTAATTGTCCTTGTTTATTCCTCATTTATTTTAAACTATCCTCTAAACTTTGTAAATACTCTAGAGCTTCATCTGCTTTTTCAATTATAGCAGTCTTATCAATATCCCATTTTTCTTTATCAATAGAATATCCATCAGGTCTAAATTGTTGATGAAACTCAGGTGATTTTTGGTTTTTAAATTCTTTTATACTTTCTTTTTGTTCTTTAATCCACGCTAGTTTATTTTTTTTATCTTTGTCAGCTTTCCATTTGTCAAGTTTACCATCCACAGCTAGTTTATTTTGAAACTCTATTTGACAATTAAAACAATGGCCATATGACATCCACATTTTATTATCATGTCTACTTTTCATTATTTTATCACACTTAGGACAAAACCAAGGCATACGAGCTTTTTTCATAACATCTGATAGTGGACTTATTTGGTCACCACTTGGTTGTTTTTTACCTTCATACCCAACTTGAATTGTTTTTTCTGGTGCACCACCCTCTAAAATAGATTGCAATGCATCGTTTTGTTTTTTTGCTTCTTTACTATATCCTGCCATAACCTACTCCTATACGAATTTTAACATACCTAAGATTTGATTTGCTGGTGCAAAAGCACCAGTATACTTATATAACTTTCCTTTGAACACAAAAGTAATACCCTCAGACGGTACAACTGATTTCAAACCACCAATAGCATTCAATCTATCTAATTGTGTTTTCAATGTATTTAGTACCTTTGGATCTTTTGATTTTTTTACCTTATTTATTGCATTCTTAAGGTCTTTTCTAATTTGTTGAGCTGATTTTGATGGATTTGCTGCTATAAAGTCACTAAGGTTTGATAATATCTCAGCTCCTAACTCAAAAAACAGAACTTCCCAATCTCTAATGTGTTGTTTTTGTAGTTTTGCGTGGTCAATCTTATCTGTGGTCAAAAACCAGTCTAAAAATTTAGGATATTTTTCTAAATCTTTTCTAATTTGTGGTATTTTATACGATTTATCTAAAAATGCCCACCTTCTTGTTAATTTCATGATGATATTGTTAGACGGATTCTTATAATCGGTTTGTTTTGCACCATTATAGATGTATTCCATCCAATAAGCTTGATGATAATCAGATAAAGTATCGGTATCACCTAAGTTGTATTGATTTTGTAACTTTTTTAACTTACCTAAAAAGTAACTTTGTCTTTTTGAAAAATCTTTTACTTTTGGTAAGTTAGTTACAAATGGTTTTGTGATACTATATGTTTTCTGTATATTTTGATTTATCTGTTTTATCATACCAGCTAACATTCTAGCACTTCCTCTATCCTCACCAATAGGAGAACCAGCTGTATCGTATTCAATTGTACCATGAAATTGTAATAATGATTTATCATACGGTATTACATTTGCTGTCTTTGGATATATTACTTCTAAAGACATAAATTTTTTACCTTCTCCGAATATTTTATCTTTTTGTTTTTTACTTAAACTCTTAAGTGCTTTTTGTAAGTCTCTCATAGCAGATACAAACGCGTATTCAATATCACCCCTACCAGCAAACATACTTTTTATCCCACCAATACTAAGAGCATTAGCACCATGATTTTTAATATGTCCTTTGTTACGAGCTGCGATAAGTTTATTGTTTTTCCAACTTATCATTATATTCTGACCATCAGTTTTTTCTGTAACCGCTCCCTCACTATCAAGTTTACCTTGTAGTGTATTAATAATTAGTGTTCTAAAATCTGAAAATGTAAGATTTTTGTCATCAAATGGGTGGTTAAGGTGTCCGTATGCACCACCTTCTATTAATAACTTAACTTCTTCATCTAAATTAATTCTATCCATAATATTTAATATTCTATGTTCCTTAACATTATTATTTTTAGGTTTTGGATTTACAGGCCCTTCTAAATATTTCTTTGATAGTTCTGCAGAACGTTTACTAAATGTTCTTACATATGATTCTGTTAAATCGTCTGGTTCTTGTAAAGTTATAATTACTGTCATTTTTCCATTTGTGACCGACCTTATTTTTTCTACAGAAACAACTTTTGCTTTTGATTTGTCACTACGAGTTATTTCACCTTCGTACCAATAACCACCACTTTGGTCTTTTTCACCATCAATATATAATCCTCTAAGTTCTCCATTTGAATTTGGTTTTATTCTAAACAATACTGATGTCTTACATCCGTCCCTATCATAACACCGTGTTAAAGAATCTTGTTTTTGCTCTGAAAAACTTCTTGCGGTTTGTGTACTAATACTAAATCCACTTGCACCATGACCATCTTCATCAGGTATTTCAACCATTTCTCCAACTACAAAATCATCTAATAAATCATCTATGTCGTTTGGTGAAACGTGTATTCCTCTTTCAATAGCACCATCTACTTTAGTAATTGTAGTATGAGAAGCCTCACTAATTATATCATTTCTATCTTCTATTTCTTTTTGAGTAGTTTCACCATCTTCTATAGCTGCTTGAATTGCTTCATATCCACCTTGTACTTTCCAACTATGTATAGCTTTTTTTCTTATTTCTTGTTGTTCTGGTGATAAAGTATCTTTGTGTTTTTCATATCGTTCAGTCATTCTACCGTGATATTTTTGCATTACATCACTATTCATATCATCACCAGGATTTAAAAATTTATCGTTAAAATCTTGTTGTTCGTTTCTATCTCTTATTTGGTCGATACCATTTTCATCAATATTTGGTTCTCTATCTTTTTTCCAAGTTTCACCAGGTGGAGTATAACCACCAGTAGATGATAAATCTTTTTTAGGTTTGACCTTTGCTTTTTTCTTTGCCTTAGCAGCTGCTTTTGCAGCAATAGCTTTCATTTTTTCTGGATCTATTCCAAATTTAGGTTTTTTTTGAACTTTGTTTGCTTGAGGACTTCCGATTGCTGCATGTGAACCTGATTTGATAGCTTTTTGCATAGCTTGTTTGGTTTGAAAAGTAGAATCATATCCTGTTTTTACACTAACTGCTTTAAATGATTCTTTTAATTTTTTCTTTTCAGTATTACCTACGTTGTCTACACCCACACCAGGTACAACAGGTGTTTCAACTGCTACACCAGTATAATCATTACCATCTGGTGTTATACCCATCCACTTTACTAATTCGTAACCTATGTTATGTAATACGGTTCCTTCTATATGATTCTTATATGATTTTATTGGATTGTTTGTACCAAATCTAGTTCCATATTCACCAGATTGTTTATGACCATATGCAACTGCAGGAACTACATTATAGTTTAAAGTATAATCAAAATCTGGATTTGTAGCACCATCACTTAAAATATACTGAACTACTTCCCAACCAGTATCTCTGTACATATCATCTAACCATTTCTTTGAATATTTTTTATAATCACTAAAACCTCTGTAAAATGTTGGTGGGCCATCATCTGTTGGACTACCAGCTGTTGTAGATTCATTTACTATTTGTGTAAAATCAACATCTATTAAAAAATTTTCAATAGATTCAAATAATTTTCTAAATTTATTAGTCATCATAGTATAGATACCTTTATCATAATATCCAAATACTTTTTTAAATCCTTTTAATCTTTGGTCATCCTTTACATCAGGACTTCCAAGTAATTTTCTCATCATAGTCCCACTTACTTTTCCAAATTGTGGAGCAGTTGTTATATATCCATGTGTTTCAAAACCTTCTAGGTTTTTCTTATTCTTATTAAACTCTTGATAGTAGGTTTTACCACCACTTTTTTTTGTACCACCTTTTAATCTACCAGCATCCTTCTTACCAAATGCATATACTACTGCAGTCGTATCCTTATTAAACTTTGATAGTAAGTTCTTTGCTACATAAGGTGACTTTTCCATAACGATACGATTCTTTGGAATACCCATCTTTACCATGTGACGAACTTTTTCTTTGAAGTCCATTGGATGTCTTGGAAGTTGTTTGATATTAGAAGTTGTTATATAAGCTTCATCAACTTGTTTAGATAACCACTTGTATGTAGCTAGATGTCCTGAGTGAAATGGTTGAAATCTACCACCAAATACACCGATGACTTTTTTGATTTGTTTTTGTTCCATTAGTTTGACATCAAATCTTTTACCACTCTTCTCATCTCTTACATGAAAGGTAGATTTACCTTTCTTTTTCATATGTCCTATAACTG